GCATTTTTAACTCATGGATAAGTGATGATCTTAATCAGATTATTAAGAATTTTCTTATTCCAATGATAAGTATAGCAGACGTTTAGATTCTTGAATGAGTGCATAACGTAAAGAGCACTGACGGTGAGCAAGCTGGCAAAGCTTTCAACATCCTACAGTCCCGATAGTGCTCTCTCCGTTGTGGCCAGCATCAGGTGATGGTCGGGTTCCCTACCCGATTGCGGGTTCGACTCCCGCCGCACTATCAGATCGACGTGGAACCTCGATGTTTGCTGTGTGGAGTTGCTTCGGCGGTGGCATGACTCTTCAACCATCCAACATCAGGGGGAGCGAAGATAATGTTCTGATCATGACCACCGCCAATTTTTTCGCAGGCATAGACAAGGGCCGCTGGCACCCACCCAGCACGCCCTGTGCATTACCGGCCGCCCTTGTCTATGTGTGTGAGTTTCCGCCCGGTACAGTGGGCATAAACAGGAGTGATTAACGTGAAATATCTTTGGTTTAAAAACATTCTGATTTACCGCATGAGTCGTGATATCGCGCTCGATGCCGAGGAAATGCAGCGCCAAATGAGCGCCTTCATTTTCTCACCGTGTGGCAGCCAGGATATGGCTAAAACCGGCTGGGTTTCCCCTATGGGTCAGTTCGGTACCGAAAAACTGGTGCATGCCGCCGGTCAACAATTGCTGATCTGCGCGAAGCGAGAAGAGAAAATCCTCCCTTCACAGGTTATCAAGCAGGAACTGCAGGACAGGATTGAGCGGCTTCAAAACGAGCAGCACCGCAAGCTGAAGAAGACAGAAAAGGATTCACTGAAAGATGAAGTGCTGCATAGCCTGATGCCGCGTGCGTTCAGCCGCTTGAGCCAGACCTTTATGTGGATTGACCTCGATAACCGCCTGCTCATGGTCGCCGCCGTCAGCGCCAAAAAGGCAGAAGACATGCTGGCGTTACTACGCAAAAGCCTCGGTTCCCTGCCGGTGGTACCGCTGACTATGGAAACGCCGATCGAACTGACCCTAACCGATTGGGTGCGCACCGGTGAGACGCCAGCTGGTTTTGCTTTGCAGGACGAAGCCGAGCTGAAAGCCATTCTGGAAGAAGGCGGCACTATCCGCTGTAAGAAACAGGCATTGGTCAGCGACGAAATCGGGACGCATATCGAAAACGGTAAGCTGGTAACTCAGGTCTCGATGGATTGGCAGGAGCGCGTCAGCTTCCAGATCAACGACGCCTTCACGCTGAAAAAGCTGAAGCCGAGCGACACGCTGGCCGATCAGAACGATGACATCGACCGCGAAGATATTGCCGCGCGCTTTGATGCCGATTTTATTCTGGTGACCAGCGAATATTCTGCGCTGATTTCGAACCTTATTTCCGCGCTGGGCGGCGAAGCCCAAAGATAATTTAAATATTTGAATTTCATTAATTGCCATCACTGGCAAGGGATTCGCTCACGCTGAAATCAGGAAAGAGGCTATTTCATGAAAATTGATATCGCATTTTTCTTCGCTCTCGGCGCGGTAATGGCAATCACCTGTTTAGGAATGAAGCCATGAAGAAATCGCGGCCAACTGGCTCCCTAGATACGATGACCGGTCACTCTATTTTGTACAAAGAACAACCGGACGGTGTGAAGGCGTACTGGGACGGTAAGCAGGTTACATGCCGCTGTCCTGCTTACGAATTCCCGCACCGCTTTACCGGCGGACGGTGTAACGGCTGGCACATGGCTAAGAACTGTTTCGACAATCGACTCAGTTGCCAGAACTGCAACTGCCTGCATGCCAACGGCTGCGACGTTATTAACGAAACAGAAAGCCCGGCTGAATGCCTGTATGTGCTGGACTTCTGCGCTGATTATCAAATCAATTTACCGAGGTAATTATATGACCTGGTTAACCACTTTCTCCGGCCAGCATTTGGATTTCTCAAATCCTAATATGCTCTCCTTCAATATCGGCGACATCGCGCAGGGCCTGTCACATGAATGCCGCTTTGCCGGGCAGATTGCCGACTTCTACAGCGTGGCTCAGCACTCTGTTCTGTGCAGCATGATTGTTGAACCTCAATACCAGCGCGAAGCCTTATTACACGATGCCACTGAAGCGTACATGAAGGACATCCCTGCCCCGCTGAAACGCATGTTGCCGGACTATTCCCGAGTCGAGCGCCAGATTGACGCACTGATCCGTGAGAAGTACGAACTGCCACGCGAGATGAGCGCCATCGTCAAAACAGCGGACCTGATCATGCTAGCGACCGAACGCCGAGATCTGGAAATCGATGCAGATAATTTCTGGCCGATTCTGGAAGGCATCATGCCGACCGACATTCTTATCACCCCCCTCAACCCAGTACAGGCCAGAGCTTTGTTTATGCGCCGCTGGGAAGAGCTGATGTTCTGAACTGGGGGAAATCATGGGAAAAGTTACTTTCGTTGTTGATTTTGAAGACGGGAAAGAACCAGCAGTTGGGGCGGACACTGGAATTCTTGGTGGCCAGCTTGTAGCTGTGGCATGGCGGGATCTGATTAATGATGAAGCTGTCTCCGTAGATGTGGAACTGCCATCAGCGAATAACGAAGTACTTCTTTTTGATGTGAACGGCGAAGGCTGGGTGATCGGCTGGCGTTCTATGTGGATGGCAATGGGTCAGAAAGAAACCGGTGAATGGGAGTGGTCATTTCAACTGGATGGCCTGAAACACGAAGATGTCCAGATCACTCACTGGGCGTCAATTCCGGATGAACCAGCGCCAGCAGGAGAGCAGCCATGACTGAGGCAACAAAGTATCAAATCGGTCTGATGCAGCATGCTCTGGGCATCAACGAAAGACACCGGGAGCCATACCGCAATTACTTTCTCGCCAGCAGCGGTCACAGCGACAGTGCTGACTTGGAATTTCTGGTGTCTGCGGGCCTGATGACTTCCCGCGCCGCGCCGTCTTTCTGCTCAGAAGATGATGTCGTTTATCACGTTACGGATGCTGGCCAAGAGATAGCTATTGCAGCACTGCCAGCGCCAAAGAAACGCACCCGGTACGAAGAATATCTGGCGGCTGATTATGGCCACTCGTTTGCTGAGTGGCTGGGTATTGATGTACCGAAAATTGAATACGGTTCGTGGTATCCGAACGAAGGGAAATTTCGCATGGTTTCCCGTCGTGCTGCCGGTGAATGGTGTAATACCCAGAAAGAAGCCAAGGCCAGTTACAAACAGGCGCTCAGCGCCAGCAAATCTCATCGGGAGGCGGTGTGAACGAAGCAACCAGTAAACCAATCCTCGATATGTGCTGCGGCTCCCGGATGTTCTGGATCGATAAGCAGGATGACCGCGCTGTATTCAGTGATGTGCGCAGCGAAGAACACACGCTTTGTGACGGTCGCCACCTGGTGATCAGTCCGGACGTAATTGCCGACTTCCGACAGTTGCCATTCGCCGACAACAGTTTCTCCCAGGTAGTCTTCGATCCCCCGCACCTCGAGCGGGCCGGAGAAAAAGGCTGGATGCGGAAGAAGTACGGTGCTCTGGACAAAACAACATGGCGTGAAGACATCGCCGCCGGATTCCGCGAAGCGTTCAGAGTGTTGCGGCCACACGGCACATTGGTTTTCAAGTGGAACGAAACGCAGATCCCTGTTGCTCAAGTCATCGCATTAACCGACCAAAAGCCGACAATCTGGCAGCGCACCGGCAAAGGCGACAAAACTCACTGGATCCTGTTTTTGAAGGAGGTTGTATGACTGATACAGCAGATATAGCGGCGCTGCGTAACAAATTCGGTACCAAACTGCCAACGGCAGACGACGCCAAGGAAAAATTCATTGAATTGCTGAATGGGCCGCACGCATCTTCATGGTTCCTCTCCCCGTATGTTGTCGCCTTGCTCGACCGGCTCGAAGCAGAACGCCAGCAGGCTGATGAATGGAAAGAACGCGCAGAAAATGCCAGCGCTGGGTGGCTTAAGGTCATTGATGAGCGTGATGCATTAGCGCAAAAGTCCAGAAACTATGAGCAGGTTGCGTACGGACTGGCGGAAGAAATCGCAGCGCTGAAATTCAGGCTGGCTAATCCCGTTGTGCTCAGCGATTGCAGCTTTGAAGCTGTATCGCACATGGCTCACTGGTACTCAGAAGAACAATGTGAAGCTTGGGTGGCGGGCGTCGAGCATGCCAAAAAGCAGATCGTGGCCGCCGGGTGCATCGTCCAGACCAGTGCTCCCGATAAGGAGGATGATCATCAGCCCTCAGCGCCCGCAGTTCTTCATGATGTGCTGACTGCCGTCTCTATCGGAGGCGGCCGGACGGAACTGATCGACGCACTCACGGCCATTAAGCCTAAGTTCGGCGCGCCTGGCTCCCGTGATGTTGATGTCCGCGCCGCGCATCTGGCCATCGATAAGGCAATCGAAAAACTTTCAAATCTTTAAGCCTGTGTGCAGCCGGCTATAACTTAAACGTGTGGAGTATTTATGCCGAGAAAATTATCGTTAGGTACATTGAACCAGGATGAACTTTCAGCTTTGATGAACGGTGCGCCAGTTGTTCCGAAACATGAAAAAAGAAGCATGAGCCATCTTCAACTAACGCCTAATAAATGGGTGACCGAGGATCTGCTGATCGCTACGACTGGTCTTCGGCCGGGTACCATCAAACGGGCCAGGGAAAAGGCATGGCTTCAAGGTAAGGAATATCTTCTCTTTTCACCAGAAGGAGAACCAAAACCAAACAGCGAGTGTATGTATAACAGGCAGGCAATAGATGAATGGATTGAAAAGCAGGCGATGAATCAGCCCGATGCGGTAAATCGCAAAAAAAGCTTAGTCTGATGAGTTTTCATCAAGAGGAGTAGGTAATGGCAGAAATTAAATATCCAACAGGCGTTGAGAACCACGGAGGGTTCTTGCGCATATGGTTTATTTATAATGGGAGCCGAGTAAGAGAGCCGTTGGGGGTGCCTGATACACCAAAAAACAGAAAATCTGCTGGGGAACTTAGGGCAGTTGTAACCTATGCGATAAAGACTGGGACGTTTGACTATTTAAAGCAATTTCCTGCATCGAATAATTTGAAGAAATGCGGGATTAATAATTACGGGCTGACTATTGGAGATATTGCCAATAATTGGCTTTCAATTAAGAGGCCAGAGCTAGCCAAGACAACTTTGAAAGCATATGAAGCAAGGATGCGAACAGCCCTGTATTATTTGAATGGGAAATCGAAAATAGAGGATATTAAGCCTGAGGATATTTTAAATCTGAGAAATACGCTTCTATCCGGATTGCAATTAAAAAGGAATCCCGGACATACACCAACCAAAGGCAGATCAGTAGTAACTGTAAATGGAATACTGACTGATCTAGCGGGTATGTTCAGGTATGCAGAGGAAAACGGGTATATCCGATCCTCTCCTATGGTTAATATTTCCTCTATGAAAAAAGTCACAAAGAAACCACACCCAATCACCAGGGAGGAGTTTCCCAGGCTAATGGCTGGATGCGGAACACGGCAAATACGCAACCTTTGGGCACTAGCTATTTACACAGGTATGAGACATGGGGAGATTTGCGCGTTGGCATGGGAAGATATTGATCTGGTCAATGGAACAATTCTAATACGCAGAAGCCTTACAACTTTGAAATATTTCAAAGAACCAAAGACTATCTCAGGGATCCGGACGATTAATCTCATTCAGCCTGCGATCGACGCACTGCTCGATCAAAGAGAGTTGACGAGGCTGGGTAAAAAAATATCTATAGAAGTGACAACGAGAGAATTTAGGAAAACGTACATCGAAGAGTGCACGTTCGTTTTTAACCCAAAAATAAATGCTATGAACAATTTGAGCACAGATCACTACTCTGTCGCCTCAATCGCGCAAACTTGGAATACGGCAATTCGAAGAGCAGGAATAGTATCACGAAAAGCTTATCAGTCCCGGCACACCTACGCTTGCTGGTCATTATCTTCAGGCGCTAACCCAAACTTTATAGCCAGCCAAATGGGTCATGTCAATTCTCAAATGGTTCATCAGGTTTACGGTGCCTGGATGCAGGAGAATAATATTGGCCAGGTGGAACTGCTGAACAGCAAGTTAGCAAGCTTTGCCCCATCACTGCCCCAATTAAAGGTAGTGTGAAAGGTTAATTGATACAAAACAGATAGTTAAGCTATGCATACTTAAACATTACAAATGTTCACTGGTACTTATCTCTATACCTTATGGCTGTTGTCCTGGCTGATGATGGTAAAGAGGTAGTCTGGAAGATACACGACTTTACACTTCTAATTATCAGTTCTCTCAGTGGGCCTTTTGTTGTATTCATTGCGCCATGTCTGCTGATTAAGCGAGTGTCTCAGCGTGGAGGTATTGTCAAGGCTATAAAGGGAATCAATGCTTTTGATATCACCATGGTCGTGTGTTGCATTATACAGGTCGCAGCTATCCTGAACTCCTCTGACACCGGTAGGTCTTCAGCCCCCCTAGGAGCAAGCTTTAGTCTCTTGGCCGATGTCATAAGTTACCGTGTGATAGGTGGTTCGCTCTTTATGAACGACCGAATTTCAGACATGGGGTCTATGCATGTACTGAACATCTTGCTTTTCATCGCACTAATCTTTCTGGTGGTTATTTTCTTCTTTAGGTGTGGGTGGCGTTTTAAATCGGCGGTTTTATTCCCGGTGTTGATGATCGGGTTTGCACTGGCAAAGCCTATGATGAGCCTTGATCAGCCGCAGTGGCCAACTTTACTGATCCCTGGGGGAGGTGAAAGATACTTTTTCATCACCAACTTTGCATTTTTTTCTCTTCTTCTTTATGTAGTGAGCCGAATTTCCCCCAAATCTTTGGCGCCACTTATGATAATTTCCATCATGGCACTTACTGTTTTATTACGTGGGTTCTCAATACCACCAATGGCCGAGGTGGGTTATCGTGAGGATATAAAATCATTCAATGCATTGCCGACAGGAGAGTCGATGCAGATTCGCATCAACCCGCCTGGATGGAGCATGCATCTACATAAAAAATAAAATAAGGGCATGATGGTAATGCCAGTCAGTTAAGCATTTTTATGAATACAAATTCATTTTTGTGCTTCAAAGGATAATGAAGGAATCAGGCTTATAGCGCTATTTTTCTTCATCGAAGGCCCAAATTCACGGGCCTCATTTCCTTAAGTGACCAGCATTAGGCCTGATGGCCCTTTTTTTATTTTCCTACCGATGTGTAATCAACTCGTACTGAAATACCTGACGTTCCGTTGATAAAGAATGATCCCTTCCCAATATCGGTGCCAGGATAAATCAGAGATCCGGGCCTGTTTGCAGGCTTCGGATAAATTCTGCAGGAGTCTGGTTATTTAACGAGGAATGTGGTCGATACTGGTTATATTCCTGCCGCCAGTGCTCGATCTTCTCCTGAGCATCTTCCAGTGACAGGAACCAGTGCACGTTCAGAAATTCATCACGCAGGTTGCCGTTAAATGACTTAACCAGGGCGTTATCTGTGGGCTTCCCGGGGCGTGAGAAGTCCATCGTTACCCGGTTTTCATACGCCCAGCGATCCAGCGCTTTCGAGATAAATTTGCTGCCGTTGTCCGTCTGTAGCCGCTGTGGTACACGCTGCTGTGTCTGCCTGAACCGTTCCATCGCGACCACATGGTCACCGCGAAGTCCCTGGCCTACCTCGATCGCCACGCATTCACGACTAAAATTATCGACTACAGTCAGGGCACGGATCCGGCGTACGTTGAACAGATTATCAGCAACGAAATCCATGCTCCAGCACTGATCCACAGCGGTCACGGCCGGGCGGATACGCCTGTGCCTGGCCGTCACGTGCCGCCGCGGGTGTTTTGACCGCAGGTTCAGCCCTTCCAGACAGTAAATCCGATGGGTTTTCTTGTGGTTAACCAGCCAGCCCTCGCGCCGCAGCAGGATATGGATCCGCTGCACACCATAACGAATGCGGGTTTCTGTAATCTCCCGTATCCGCTGCGTGAAGGTCCGGTCATCGCGGCAGCTGCGGTAGTGGTAGACCGTTCGGCTCTGCATCATCAGCCGGCATCCCCTGCGAACCCCGATGCGGTACGCCGCCAGCAGGTATTCGGCCGCCTCGCGTTTCTGCACCGGCCTCAGAACTTTTTTTAGATGACGTCCTGCAGCATTTCCTTGTCCAGACTGAGATCGGCGACCAGCCGTTTCAGGCGGTGATTCTCTTCCTCCAGCTGTCGCAGACGACGCGGTTCTGTCACGCCCATACCGCCAAACTTCTTCTTCCCATTGTAAAAAGTAGCCTCAGAAATCCCCATCTTTCTGCACACTTCCTCCACCCGAGTGCCGGTTTCGGCCTGTTTAAGGGCAAAGGCTATCTGTTCTTCGGTATAACGGGTCTTTTTCATGGTTGATATGCCTCTCAGTGAAATGAAAGAAAGACCGGATACTTCAGTTTAGACTGGCACTGCTTTCAGGGAGGAGATCACTGTACAGCGTTTACGGGTGATGCCCCGTATATACCCCGCGCTATATCACAGTGATGAAGTTCTTCAATCACTTCAGGTAGTTACTTCGCCCAGCTTGGCTTATTCAGGATGTGATCCTGCCAGTCTTCAACGTCGTCTTCGCGCACGGCGATGTAGCGTACGGAGATCTGCGCTGTATGCATGGCCGATTTCGATGCTTTGTTCAGCAGCGGAT